AACTCTTTTTTAGCGAATGTGCAAAACAGCTTGTTCATAAGCGATTCTGGTGTTAATTCTATTGTGTTTGTTTCTGTCATAACCTTGTTTAATAAATATTTGTAATTAGTTTAGAATGCATAGCTGGTTCCATGTTTGTGTTTTACCTTCATTTTGCTTGTTTCCAATATAGTTTTGATCTCCTGTAGTGTCTTTTTGCCGTCCTTTTTGCTGAAATCAAATAGAAACGAGTCGTAAGTGATCAGAATTAGCTTGGTCTTGGCGCCTGTCGTTTTAAGATAGTTTTGAATCTCTTGTATCTTATAAATATTTTCTTTAGTCTCTAGGTTTTGCACCACGTAGTTAAACAGCTTGTACTTGGTCATTGAATTGTCCTTCTTGATTATTCTGCCAGTTGGTAACTTGTAACCGCCTTGCTTACTGTATTGCTTCCACATCTCGTCTACGTAAGAACCCATTTGAGCGAAGAAGTCTACGTGTTTGTACTTTTTATCCACTCCACCGTAAAGCTGTTTGAATGTAATAGTTTTTGACTCTTTGTACTCCTCTTCCGTAAGCTCCTCTTTGTTGAAATAGCTTTTACCAAGATATTCGTGAAAAGACTCTTGTGGACATTCAAAATTTATAAGTTTAGCTATTAGCCTCAAGTGATATGCGTCGAAGTCAAATTCAACAAGAAAGTCATTAGAAGGTAAAAAGCAGCTTCTGAAATCGTTCTCTTTTGGAATGGCCAAGAAGTTAATGCCGTTAAACGAATTTGTTGGTCTTCCAGTTAAATTATATAAGTTGTAGCAAGAGTACATCCGCTCCCCTTTAATAGAATAGCTCTGATCGTGAATCTGGTACTTATCTGTCAAACACTTAACGTCTACCTTTATTGGATTCTCCTCGACTGATTTGTACGCGTTAATGAAGTCCTCTTGAGTCTGTAGATCTGTTTCTAAACCGAAGTAGCCTTTAACGTAATCGTACAAACATTGGCACCTTTCGTAGTGCTTCGATATAGGTATTAATTCGTTTGTGATGGGAAGCTGCCCATAACGTGAGTAAAAATCGTGGTGTAAATTAGTATCGCAATCGAACTGGTTAAATTCGTTTGTTTGATCCAGATTAACGAAATGTAGGTCTATAGCGTTAGGTAAATCTAAGAAGTAAGAGTGAAACTTCTTGTCTAATAGGTATACTTTTTTGTGGAGCTTTAAAAACTCTTGAACCATTTTAAAATCCAAGTAAAAGCTTTCAGAGTGTTTGAAAGGGAATATGTAACCCTTTTCACCATCGTTGTAATACAGTAAACTTGGGTACGTCAACTTCGGGTGAACTCTATCGTTGCCCGCTATTAGTTGTACGAAACACTCGTCTTTAATATCAAGGTTGCCGAATTGCGACAAACTTTCTACAATGAAATACATAACCTTTTAATTTGAACTAAATATAACCAATCCAATCGATTGTATTCAATTAATCTATGTAGTGGGTCTTGAGAACTTTGCGTATTCACCACCGATAAACTCTATAAGACCCAAGAAGTTTTTGCCGGCATCTTCCGTATTCTTTTTGTTTACTTCTATAATGCCTAATCGTATATCGTACTGAGAATATCTTTTTGTGTTTAAATCTCCTGTAAGTTTCCAAAACATCTGTGTCACTAAATAAAATGACACATCGTATCTAACCGTTCCATTCACAAACTCGTTGTACTCTTCGGGAGAAATTTCGATAACAAAACCTTTGCTGTTAATCTTCTTGATAAAATATCTAATAAAATAGCCTCTAGTATAATCGTCAACGGTGGGTTTTGGATAATAAGATATAGGTTCTAATGCTTGGGTTTTAGTAACGTTAGTTTGTCTTAAGAATTGGTTCTTTACTGAAGATGGTAAATTAGAAGCGTTTAGATAATCTGAGTTACCGTAATCTTCAATTGTTTTTAATTCTTCGTTTGGTCCTACTATGGGATTAGGTCCACTATAGAATTTATTATCGTATGTTTGATAGTAGTCGCCAGAATAAGGAGCGCCATCTAATGAAAGACGATTTCCGGTTGTCTTCTGATCTGTTTTGACTCTAAATGATGGATAGTATTTTATCATATTAATTTACCTGTTGCGTCTAAGTAAGTAGATAATTTGCCCTCTTTTAAAGCGATGTGTAAGTGAGTATCCCATGTATAATCTGGTCTTGGAGGCTGGCCTACATAACCTAATAAGTCTCCTTTTTTAACCGCACCTTTAGCTACAACTGAATCTAAGTGAGTATAAAACACCTGCGTTTTACCCCATAATGTGAATCTATATCCCCAAATATATGGAACTGTTTCATAGAAGTTTATATTTTCTACCTTGCCATCGAATAGAGCATATACTGGCGTGAAGGCCGGCACAAATAAATCCCACGCATTTGAGCTTTGCCATTGACCTTGTTGTGAAGCGTCTCTTGCTCCATGTGCTGGTAGAGATATTGAATTTCCAAGAGGTTTGCTAGCTCCAAAAAGAAACGAAGACGTAGAAGCTGCAGAGTTTTGCGCAATGCCGGTGCCTCTTGGAGTAGATCCTCCAGATCCGCCCTTTGGATCTATTGCATTATAAAGAGAACTGCCTTCGGGATTAAAAGCAGCTTGCTTTCCCTTTTGAAATTCAGTATTTAAACGTCTTCCTGCAAAATCAGCTCTTGTTTTTAAATATGTCATATTGGCTTTGATGGCTGTAGTCCACTCATTGTTCTCTATTGTGTGAACGTTTCCAGTAACCATAAATCCAACTTTTTGTGAGCCTTTTGCAATGTTTGATTTTTCATCGGTCGATGTAGTTCTAACGTTGTATGTGTATGGAAGAAATTTTTCTGATATTGTAAAGCCCTGCATCATATTGAATCCTGAGATGCCATCCAATGTAAAGTTGATGGATACCGGAATCATGGCTGCTGCTCTAGTCGGCGCGTCTAATTTGCTTACCGTAAGTTTTTCAATATAGTAGTTTGTTGCATGGCCAATATTTTCGGTAGACGGATTGTACGTACCGTAGAAATCTGTTACATTTTTATTGAATTTTAAAGCAGAAGATACTATAGCGTCAATATTTGCTTGATCTACTTTGGTTTTTCCATCTTTTTGTTTAGTTATATCAGAATTCTCTGTTCTGTTTGGAATATATCTATCGCTATAGTATTTGTTGATAAAACCGTAAGGAGTTCCATCTGTAGAATTAGCTGATTTTTTTTGTACGTCTGAGTTAGCACTGATTGCTAAAACATTTGCCATTTTTGAAGATATGTCAGTTCTTAAATCCAAACTTCTGGCTATTGAATTTCTACCATATATTGGAATGTCGTAGTCTGAATTCTTGGGAACGATATCTTCGTCTGATAACCCAGGCACCAATTGATCGTCTATTATTTGAAGACAATTAGAAGCATCGTCATAGGAAAATCTAAATATATTAAAATTACCCAAAGTTTTATTCATATCAGATAGTATCTGTTCTACGAAAGCTTTTAAAAATACGCTATTGGTTTGATCTTGAGAAAAGAACTGCTTAATTATGTCAAAAAGATAATCTATATTAACCAACACATTCATGATCTTACCTCTATAAGCATCGATTTCTTCTGCGCCTTTAAATCTAGGAATGTCTCCAGAAATAGTGTCTTTTTCAGGACTAAATAAAGCAGTTAATGCGTTGTTATTCTCTTTATTGCCTTTTATGCTATTTCCCTCTAAAACATCTGTATAGAATAGCGTTTTATAGTCTTCAAGAGTTCCTTGAAAAGGAATCATAAAAGTCATACCGTTAGTGGTCATGTGACATGGATGACTCAAACAAAAATTAGTTTCAGGATTATAATCCATGTACATTAGAGGCGTTTTTTTTCCTTCTGTTTTTTCGTCGTACAAATTACAACAGTGATTCAATATGAACATTACTAGACCTAACTGAATGTATACAGGGTGTGCTAATCGACTACCTTCGTTAATGTCTTGATTCACGTCGTAAGGAAGCACGTAAGATTTTAATAACTTTTTATAGTCTACTTCTACCTCTTTTGGTATATCTCCTGTAATTTTATTTGAGAGTACAGCAGAGTTAAATCCATACTTTATATTTTTTTCGAATGGATCGCTAGCGCTAAGACTATTGTTTATAATTTTATCTATATATGTTTTAAAGATTCCATCAGAAAATACAGGAACCGCAAATTCTTTTGCCGTTAAATCTACTTCTTTAACTTTTCTTTCTAAATCAATTTTTTTAGAGCTCGCATTAATTGCTTCTATTAAAGAATAAATTTGTATGCTTCTTAAAGTTGCTTCTAAAGAGGATTGATACTGTACTGCTGGTTTGGTTTGTTCGGTGCTAGTATTAGAAGCGGGATTCGTATTTTCTGGCCCAGCTTTAGCCGTATCCTGGCTGGTTAAACTATCTCTATATTTTTCATATTCTCTTGTTGAAGCTTTTGCATTATAAATTTTTATGCTGTCTATTAAGCTTGTATCATTTAATCTTATAGAAACTTCAACATCAACAGTGGTTTCATCGCGATTTGACGTTTCTATTAAACTTCCGTCTGCTCGTCTTGTAGTCTTATTTTTCCAAGTTGTATAAGGCAGTTTGTAATAATATTTTAATTGTAATCCATAGTTTCCAGGTCCTGTCATTGATATGCCGATAGCTTCACCTTTGTCTTTATTTTTGCTAAGGTATCCTGGGTTATATACATCAGTACTTGTTTTAAATTCATTAGTTAAGAACGTATTGGCCTGTAAACCGTCAGGAAATTTTAAATTTGCCAAAGAAATTGAATATCTAGAAAATGTTCCAACTAAATCTGTATCTTTTTTTTCTCCTGTAAAATAAGACACAATATCGTTTAAAATAGACTGCTGAGAGACTGAGTATGCTATTTCTTTGTTTGTATTTTTATTTATTGTAGGAATTTCTACGTCTATTGCAAAATTATAAGGAGTAAAATCTGAGTAATTTTTAGTTGTTAGGAAATTTGAAGGGGAAAAATATTGGGTTTGAATAGAATATTTATTCGGTGCTGTAGCAATGGCCAGCTTCACAGTTTCTACAGCTAATTTATTTAGCAAAGCTTTGCTTTTAAGATCGCTAGAAAAACCTACAGATTCTATAATTTTATTTAAATCTTCGTTACCATTTAAAATCACTCCAAATTTTTTAATATATAGTTTGTTATCGATACTATTATTATAATAATAATCGTATTCATCTTTTTTATTATAATCTTTGCCTTTTCTATCTCTAGCGACTAGACTACTAGGAGCTGATGCATATCTGCTAAAAAATCTTTGAGTTACATTAGATAAATCGGTTTCTGCTGCTATGTTTTCGTCTTTTTTGTTATCACCTATTAAAAAATCTGAATAACTATCAAAAGCTTTAAGTTTTTCCTCTCTTTCTTTCTCTTTTGCTTTTTTTACTTTCGCGGCTTCTGCTGCTTGTTCTGCTTTTACTTTTTCATCTTGTTGTTTCTGTATGGTTCTATAAAGGCTATTTAATTGTTCTATTGTGGTTTTTAATGGCTGAGCTAAAGTTGCAGGTTGATTTATCTTTAGACTATCTGCTAAAGATCCAAGTCCAACTAGCTTTAAAACGCAATCGTATCCGCCTTCTTGATTGTACGAGAAAGAGAAATTACTAACCATACCCAACATACCATCATAGTTGCCTTTGGACTCTCTTCTTTTTAAACCTAAATCAAGAGCTATCTGTTCTTTTGTTAAGTTATCTTTGAAAGGATCTAAACTAAATAATTCAGTAGCGCTTAAATTTGAAGATTCTGACTCGTAGTAGAAAGTGTTTCCCCATTCCAAAAACATTGTGTATCCCAACTTAAAATACAAAGCATCTATTACGTCCAACTGACTTTTGTCCCAAACTTTAAATTCTATTGTTGCGCCTCTAATAGATCCCAATCGACCTTGAGTTTCTATAACAACTCTGCTTAGTCCTGGCATTGGACGATAGCCAAAATCTCTAACCTCTTGATCTCCTAATAAAGAGTAGGTTTCTTTAAAACCTTTTCTTAGTTCGTAGTTGGTTTTACCTCCTTGATTGTTGTACTTAGAAACTCCACCGTATAGCACAAAGTTTTTCGATAAATCTTCTGGTTTGGTTAAGGTTAAGCCTGTTAATTCAGAAAAATATTTTGTATCTGATGGTTCGGTTATATTGATAGAAGACACTAATCTAACCCAACCAGTTTTGTTTCCAAGATACTGTAGGTTTGCATTGTCTCTATTGGCTTGAGTTCCTTTTTTGCTTCTAGTTTGTAATTGTTCTAAAAGCCAAACAGGAATGTGTGTACCAATAACGTTAGATATTTTATTATCGTTTTGTGCCATACTATCTTAATGAGTTAGCGTTTCTGTATTGATTAACTACAGACTGAATATCTGAAGGAATTCTTAATTGAGCGCCTGGCGGTGGATACAGTGAATCTCCTGGTAAAGCGTTAGCCGATGCTATAATCCACCAAAAGCTAGTGTCTCCGTAAAAGTCGTAAGCCATTAAATCTAATCTATCTCCTAGTACTACTATCACATAAGTGTCCTCTTCTGAAACTGGAATTTCTGGATAAACGTTGTTGACATAGTATTGGCTACCTGTTGCTTGGTATTTTATTATGTCTATATTTTGGTATCTGTTAAAGCTCATATTCTTATGTTATTGGTAAAGAATCTCCCGATTTTTCTAAACCATTTCGTTTCATTATCGGTTATTTAACGTTTCGTTGATGTTGAAAAGTAATTCCTCTCTAGTTGGAGCTGGGCTATTACTTTCTTGATTGATACCCGCGAAAATAGCTAAAGCGTTTTGAATTTCGGGTATTGCGGCTTGACGTTTTCTTTGCTCTTCTGTTTTACGGGTATCATTATCTTTCTTTTGTAAAGTATCAACTATAAAGTTTCCGTTTGCCAATAAAGCAGGTGTATCTGTAAGATCTTGAGCTCTTCTTGGTAAAATATCCATAATTGGTTTGAAGGTAATGCTTACATTTAAGTAATGCGGTAATTCGGCTACTTTTCTGCCGCTGTATGCATCATTTTCTTGATTTATTTCCCAAGAAGCATTATCTTCTATTGTAATATTGATGCTTTCTAAAACTCCAGGCGTTCTATATAAATAATCACCAATGGTTAGTTTAATGATTGGCGCTCTCATTGCTGAAGTATTTGGACTATAATCCGGATAAACTTGACTGGTTAAATAGTTTAACTTCTCGTACATTGGTCTCAATTCAGGTCTTGATTGAGCAAATATTTTGAATGAGAAAGAAACCGTACGATCGAACCCTTGATAAGTTCTAAAGTTTTCACCTCTACCCAAATATCTAAAAGAGTTGTATTCTCCAGAGTGATTATCGGATATGCCAGATAAGAATGCTCTAAATACTAAAGCTGTTGTCTTTGTAGGATTATCGTTGGATATAGCTTCGAAAGCAAATTTAATTATGTCTTTAGCGTAGTCACCTGAAAATGGGGTGTCTCCTTCGTTAACAGTAAATGGGGTTAAAGCATTTAATCTATCAATACCGACATCTGTACCTGGAACATAGAAAATGTAAGTTTTATTTAATCTACTAATTCTAGGATCTCCAGGGTTTCCGGCGTTCATTGCGTTTTGAATACTTTGTTCAGAAAAATTCCACTTTCTTGCTTGTTGCACTGGACTTGCTACTTGGCTTCTGAAATCTTGTATTTTTGAAACGTCTTGAAACAGCGCATTAACTCCGTTAGGTTTTTGATTCTTTATTTGATCGTAGGTAAGAGTAAGTATATTTGAAACTAATGTTGTATCTGTAGCTCTTCTTATTATTGTTTTTCCAACACCATAAGTAGATCCAGGGCCTTGTATGTAATCGAATAGGATACTTTTATTCAAAGACATGCCCAAAGTATTGTACAAATTAGGATCTGTAAATTTTACCTCTTTGTTGCTGTTAAACATTTTAGTTTGATAGAAAGCGTATAGTCTGTTTCTATCTTTTCCGTTTACTGTAGTGAATTGCTTTTGAATGGTAGCTGCGTAAAAGTTTTGAAACTGAAAGCCATTGATACCAATTCTATCTGGATGATAGCCTGTACCCGAACTTAATACAGCGCTCAACATGTTCTTTCCTGATGGATCGTATATCCAAGTATTTGGGATAGTTCCAAAAGAAGTAGACTGGTAACCTTGCGTGGTTTCCATTCTAGGATTTGTTTTTTGTAAATTTACTTGCTTGTTTAAAAAAGCAGGTCCTTTAGATCCGTCTTTAAGAAACTTTGATATTCTTAATTGATCTATCTCACCGGTTAAAGTTCTTCTGGCCGTTCCTGTTCCTGGGTCTAACTCTGCTCCGCCTCTTATTGGATAATCTAAACTGTTTCTGTTTCTTTGATAGAATTGTAAAATAGAATTTGTAACCGGTCCCGCATCTTGCATCGGAAATTTAACGTAAGGTAAACCGGAGTTTCCCCCTTGAGGTTGATCCATTCCGTATTTCAACGTGGTAAAGTCTGTCTTCTGATTTAAGAAAACTGAATCTGATAAGTTGGAAGAGTTATAGTTTAGTGGCATTAAGAGTTGTATCTAGTTGTGTCAAAATTTGTGTAAGAATTGTTTTGAAAACTATTTAATACTAATTTACCGGTTGGAACTCCGTCTAACATAACGTTTCCTGTAACGAATCTCACTTGCGCGTTAGACGCATCAGGTTTTTGAGTTACCAATTTTGTCAATAACTCAACTGTCTTTGTTGAATTATCTGCGGTCATTTTAATTAACTGTAAACTGCTAGCTCCCAAATAGGTTTCTCCTGAGTCAACTTGGGCAATTCCAGAAGTTTTAACCACTCCACCTTTGGCTAGTTTTCCATAGCTTTTACCTCTTAGGTTTTCAGCGAAGCCTTTGATATTATCTCCGTAATCTTCTGCTATTTCGTCCTTTCCGAATAAAAATAAATTTGCTATCTTAGAAGCTCCATTAACGAAAGTTCCTATGCCTTCTAAAACTGTAGCAAAGAAATCTTTTAATCCGTTTACAAACCCTTGAATTTTACTTGGATTCGACATAAACTCAATAGCTTTGTCTATGAATTCAGTAACTCCTGAATTCGCTATAAGACTTGTGAATCCTTGTTTGATTTTTTCTATCAATCCCGCTAATCTTTCGTTAGCTGCTCCTGAAGCCAGAGCTTGATATTGTTGCTTTTCTTGTTCGGTAGTAATGTCCTTCATCGTAGCGAACCTCTTCTTCGCTAATTCGTACTGTTGCTGCGCTGACTGACCATCTTTAGCTCCTATCTTAGATAGGAACTCTTGCTTCTTTAACATGTCGGCCATCGTGTCCCTAGTCATACCAAAGCTAGATGCTAGTGACTCTGCTGCGATTCTATTTAAACCTAAGAATTGTTCTGAATTTCCAACCTGTTTTGTTATCTCTTCAGCTGCTGTAACTAAATCGTTGTTTAAGAAAGCTTCTCTTGCTTTATTTAAGTTGATATCTTTTCCGGTCAACAACTGAGCTTCCATTTCTTTACTAATAGAAGACTCGTAATCCAAGAAAGAATCTGCCAATGCGTCTACCTGTTTTAATTCTAGACCCATTGCTTTTGTTTGCAATACGGCCTTTGTAATTTTTTCTGGATACTTTGCGAATGTTAATCCTAAATAGCCTCCCAAATTACTAACCTCTTTTAATACCGCTTTGTAGTCTTGCGTAGCTAACCCAGCTTTTTTAAGATTCTGTACTTGTTGTAGTACATTTCCAACAATGTTCGCTGATTCTTTTCCAGTAATTACAGAAGTTTGAGCGATGCTGGCTTGTATGTCTTCTTCTAATCCTAAAACGTCTTTTAATCTTATGTTAGTGCTTAGTATCTCGTTAGAAAAAATTGCAGTAGTGCCCAATTGTTTGCTTAAAGCAACTTGAGCTTCGTATAGTTTTTTAGGATTTACAAAAACATCTTTAGTACTGCTAGCTATGTTACTAAAGTTGTTTGCTAGTTTTTGAGATTCGTCTGCGCTTAAACCAAGTTCTCGACCCATTTTTACGAACATGGAATTGGCATTCATCGCATAATCCATGAAAGTAGACATTATATCGACTACTCCACCAAGCAATCCACCAACTAATGGTATCTTTTCTAAGAACCCGCTAATTGGTTTTGTAAGATTTTGAATTGGTCCTTCTGCTAATTCTCCGCCCAAAGCTTTCATTCCACCAACCATTCCGTCTCTAAACATTTTTATTGTTCCTTGTAAAGCGGAGTTTAATGCTTTAGCCGCTCCTAAGAATAAACCGGCTTTGAATAGAGGATCATTTTTCCAAGAGTCTGCGAAAGAAGTTTTGAATGCTTTAAAACCGGCTTTGAATACGCTTCCGCCGGCTTTTGGAACTTCAATTAAAGGGATAGGTTCTAAATTTTGTTGAGCTCTTGTTACGTTCTCAATTGCTATGAGTTTATTTTTAGCTGTAATTTCTTCTACTAATTGAAGGTTTCTGGCTTGTTGTACCATAGCCTCGTAAACCTCGCTACCCATTCCTAATTTCTTAGAAAAGTTTTCAAATAGTTTACCTGTAACACCTATAGAGCTTTGTATTTCCTTTTCTTTAGCTAATTCTTTTTCGAGCTCTTTTACAGTAAGACCAATTATCTCGCTGCTTTTTGATCTAGCTACATATTGAGCTTGTAAAGGAGTTAAGTTTTTAGTTTCTTTTTCTAAAAGCCTTTCTGCGATAGTTAATTGTCTTTTTGCAGAAGATATGGCTCTTGCGTTTCCGCTTGCTAAAGCTTCTGATAAGTTGTCTTCTTTTTGTTTTTTCTCATCCAGTAATTTAACATAATCTTGAGCGCCTTTTAATTGTACTGCGCTTATTTTTTGAAGATCTGCTTGCGTTTCATTTAATTTGGCGGTGTTTACAAACTGCTTGGATATCTGATCGTTTATCTGTGATTGTATTCTCTTAACGTCTATGGCATTAGTTCTAAAGCCCTCAATAGAAGATCTAACCTTATCGTATCCGGTTTGAAGCTTTTTTAGTTCGTTTACCTGATCTCTGATAATGTCTCCAAAATCAGCGCCATCTCTTACTAGCGCTTTAAAAACACCTTGTAATTTTTTTGCTTCTTCTGCCCCTGTAGATGATTTTGGGGTACTGCTATTTTGATTTTCGTTGGACATGGCTACAAATAAATATTTAAGCCTTTGGTTTTGCCTTGCTTGTTACGTAAGAAGGTTTTGACTTAAGAGATTGCTTAACGGCGTCAGGCATTTGAACCTTACTTTTGTCGCTTTGCTCGGTAAGAACTTTGTCGTTCTCGTTCTGAGCCTCTTGCAATCTGTCTAGGTGTTCCTTTATCTTTTTTATATTGAATTTCCTCTTTGGGATATCCATGTTCCAGACCTCAGTATAATTAAAACCTCCGCCCCCATGATAAACGAGGTCGAAGACTTCAGTCATAAAGACACCTCTATATTCCGCTCCCGGGAAAAAAGAACTCGGCTGTCATTGGCAGCTCGTCGATGACCTCCTCTCCATCTTTAGTCGAAAAAGTGATCTTTGTGTCGATATCTGGAATTACGCTCTCTATGTATTTTCTCAAAGGAAGAGAATCTTGGGATAATAAAGCTCCGCTATCGATAAAGTCTCTAACTGTTTTTGTAGAATAATCTCCGTTAATAGAAGTGATCTGATGTTTTAACTTTGTAGTCAATAAACCTGGTGCAGCTTCTCCTAAATTCTTTTTCATGCCTTTCATCTCTTCGTCGATTTTTCTATCGTCTGCAATTGTTAAGGCTTTGAAAGTAACAGTGTTTTTGGTGAAAGGGAGTTCGAAACTAAATTCGTTCTTTTCGTTGAATAGAGTGGTATCAATACTCTTATACTTAACAGACTGTAAATCGCCTTTAACGACTTCTGATTCCATCGTATTTGGATTGAAGTAGTTAAAAGAGTAGTCTTTACCGTAAGCCAATATTCTAGCTGCGATAAGAATAGCGTTCCTGTCGCCCAGGATCAGATCCTCGTAGTTTATTGGAGTTTTAATGATAGACTTAAGCATTCTTTCAATAGCTAAGCCTTGACGTAACAGATTCGCATTGGTGAGAATGTCCTCTTCTCTAGCGGTCATGTATTTGATTTCGATTTGCCCAGAAGCTAATGGGGAATCTTTTGGGTATAACAAACCCTTTGATGGAAGATCTACCATTTCGGTAGGTACTGTAAACTTTGGTTCTGACATGTAATAACTATTTTAAATAAATATAATCTATTAAAATTTCAGGGAACAAAAAAAGACCGCGGTGAGGCGGCCTTTCTTTTATATTCGTTATTTTTATCTTAGAAGTTCAAGATAGCGTAGTCCATACCCAAAGTCAAACTGATTTCGGTAGGATCTGAAGTAGACCAGTCGTAAGTTCCGAAGTTTGTTTCTTTGATGAAAGCGCCCTTGCAAATCCACTCTGATACAATATCTCCAACTGGACCTAAGATCGATAAGTTAATGTCTTTCTTATAAAAGTCAGAATAACCGTTTCTACCTGTTACAGACTCGTGATGTAAACGTACCCATTCCATTACAGCCTCTTGGCCTGATGGACTGATTGGATTGTATAAAGACAATGTGATGTCTCTCCACTCAGCTTTTCCTTTAATCTTACGATAAACATTGATGTGATCTAATTTGATTTCATTTAAAGTAAGACCTGGTGCGTCCGCTTTTTTAATCATATATGAAGGAATACCGTCGATGTACATTACAAATCTATTCGATACTGTAGGTTCGAAAGCGGTAAACATTATTTCATTTGGGTCTAATACTGGCATTTTTGGTTGTATTTAGTATAAATATTACTTTTACTTATTTTTTCTTCTCGGCCGCTTTTTTCATATCTGCAGCTTTTTTGTCAGCAACCTTCTTAGCTTCCGCTTCTTTCTTTTTCTTCTCGTCAGCTTTTTTCTTGTCTTCAGCAACTTTTTTAGCGTCTACTTTTTTAGCTTCGTTTAAACCTGCGCCTTGATTTTTCATAGCAGCGCCTGCACTCTGTAATTTATCGAACAATTCAGGGTTCTTCTTTTTCAAAAGATCTTGAGCTTTAGATATTGCTACGCTTGTTAGACCTAGTCCTAATACTCCTGATAAAGCAGCTATTACGTCTACTATTGGAGACTCTTTTAACTCTTCAGCTTCCTCTTTTACTGGCGCTTCGTAGTTTTCTTTGATCATTAACCTAGCTTTTACACTCTCGTATAAACGTGCTGGTACTTTAATTCTAATGATTGTGTTATCGTTCATTTGATATTCTATTTGTTATTATTGGCCAAATGTTGCTCCTGTTGGTAAAACGTTGAAGTCTAATTGGATAAACTCTGCAGTTTTAGTTGGTTGTAAGTAGATAGATCCAACTAATTGATTTCTATCGATTACATCAGGAGTATTATTACTGTCGTCCATTACTACTTGGAATGCGTATAAACCTTGTCTTTGTTGTACTGACTCTAAATAAGGGTTAACTTGACTTAAGAATCTGTTACGAGTAACTTGTGTGTTAGGCTCGAATACAAGAGTTTCTGCAACTTGACCAATGTAGTCTTTAAGAGCAATCAACAATCTTCTAACGTTAACTCTGTCTAATGCAGAAGCTTTTTGTTGAAGCGTCTTTTGACCGTAGATAACCGTACCAACTCCAGGGAATGTAGCGATTGGGTTAACAGATCCTTGATAAATTCTGTCTCTATCGTTTGAAGTTAGCTTTCTTTCAGGTTGTAAAACTGTTGGTAAACCACCTCTGTTTAAACCAGCTGGTGCGAACCATTCTGCTCCAACTCTATCGTTGTACTCGTAAGCGGCAGGAACGATTGTAGATGCAGGGATAAAGTTTAATTTACCAGTCTCTCTTGATCTAACTTGAACCCAAGGCCAATAAGTAGCTGCGTAAGAAGAATCGAATGCAGTTACTTGAGTAAGCAATACAGGGATAGATTGACCGTAACCAACCATATCAACCACTGCAATACTGTCTCCTCTTGTTTGAGCTGTGTTAACTACCGCAGTCACTTGACTAGGTGCGTTAACGTAAGTTAAACCTGGAGTATATATTATATTGAATTTATAAGCGTCTTTGTTACCTAATAGATTGATAGCTGTGTTATAGTCTGTGCTTCTTACGCCTTGGATATTTCTACCAGCGACTGAACCGTCTGCTAAAGCGTTAGGGATATTTTCGAATAAGTTTACTGCTTCTACTCCGAATGAACCGAATATTGCGCCGGTTGCACCACCGAAAGCTCCGTTTACCGAACCGGATCCTACGTTAGGAAGAGATGAAGTATATTGATTTTGAGCTTGACCAAAAGTGTTGAAATATCCAGGAGTTGGAGTATTTACAGTTTTAACTCTTATATATCTACTGTTGTTTTGGTAAGAACCAGTAGTTTGTAAGTAGTAATTACCCAAATCGTCTGTAGAAACGGTTTGAGTTTGATCACCAATTACGTAAGCTATATAATTGCTTTGGTTAGGATCTAATGATAAGCCGTTCCATGTTTCAAGAACAGTCTTGTTATTTTGGTAGTCGTCGCCGCGTCTTAAGATTATGTTAAATTCTCCAGATCCGCTGTTGAAAGCTGTTACTTCCCAGCGTACGTTAGCTGAAGAACCAGAAACTAAAGAACCGAAAGATCCTGAAGCGTCGTTGTTATTCATTACTGTACCAACTGATAAGGTTTCAAAAACGAAAGCAGGAGTTCCCGCTAAGTTGTTGATACTTGCTGTTGCTGGTGTATAAGATCCAGATACTACTCTTGTTACCAATAAAGAAGTTCCGCCTTGCTCAAAGTAATTCAAAGCAGCCATACTTGTTAAGTATTCGTATGCAGCACCTCCAGAAACGAAGGGAGCTCCAAATACAGCTTTGTATTGAGAGTAAGTAGTTACTAATGTTGGGATGTTAACTGGACCAGTTACTGTAGGGCCTACAATTGCGGCGCCTGCTGTTATTGGACCTGAAGTGATCTGAGATAAGTCATTCTCTTGTAAGAATACTCCTGGGCTAATTAGTGTTTCGGCCATTTATGTCGTTTTTTTTCTAGTAATAAATATCGATACTTGATTCAAAACACTTTAGCTAATTTCGCCAGTCTCAGTATTTATCGAGACAGGGCCGTATTTAGATCTAATTTCTTCGAAGACTTGCTTTTCTTTTACCCTAATCTCTTTGATTCTTTGCCTTTGCTCTTCCATATCAAGCTCGATGCTCATCTTTTGGTATTCTAGTTCTCCAAGTAAAGCAGCGACTTCTAAAGCGTCGGATTTGATAAGATTGATTTGTTGAAACTCTTCTTGTGTAAGTTTTTTTTCCATAACTAGATTTACTATAAATATGCAAGAAAAACGGCCCACTTTTTGGGTGAGCCGATTGTCTATTATTCTTTTGTGATTATTCTGGTACTTTTACTAACTTCAAGAAAGTAACGTAAGCGCCCTCGGTCTCAACGTTCTCGAAATCTTCCAATTGGAACTCTTTGTGTTCGATTTCTTTTTCTTCGTTTAAAAGAGCATTGAACTCGTTTTGAAACTCTACGAACTTGGGGTTAATGTCTCTTGAAACTGTTTGGCCGTCTTCGTCCGTTACAACGTTGATATACATTGGAATCGATACATTGCCTTGATCGTCAGCTTCTCCGTGCTTCTTGATTAGGTCCTGCTTGATAGCTTCAACCGCTTCTTTTTCTGCCGCAGCTTTTTTGGCCAAATCTCCGATCCAATACTTTGTTGTTAGCTTTAACTTTTCTGCCAAAAGTCCCTTTGAGGTAACTTCTCCAGTTTGTTGATTCGTAACACCATTTAATTCTGCTTCAAGGTTATAAAACTCGTAAAGCTTTAATGATACTTTTTCCATATATTATTTAGATTTTTTTGCTGACTTACTAGCAGGAGCTTTTTTAGCTACTTCTTTTGCTTTTTTGATAGTCTCGTTCTTAGGAGCTACTGCAGCGGCTTTCTCAACCACTTCTTTCGCCTCTTCGATTGCTGGAGCTACTGCTTCTTCAACTTGATTTACTAATTTAGTTAATTTTGCTTTGTTTAATAGGATAGCAACTGCTACTGCTACTAATACGATAATGATTCCGAATAACATAAGTTTTAAATTTTTGTTTGTTGTATATAAATATATAAGAATTTACTAAAAAATCTTTTAAGTATTAAATTTTTAAC